TATCTGCTATCTTACCTTTATTAGGTCCTTCTTTAATTATATAATCTTGTGTGCCATTAGCACCAGAAACTACTTCTTTTTTTAAAGCTCTTGATAGTTCCATTTCTTTTTTTTCTCTTTGAACTTTGTTAGCGTGTTCACGCAATTGTCTATGTCTATCTCTTTCCATTAAATGTCTACCTCCCCAAATGGATTTCTTTCAGTAAAGTCTAATACGTCATCTGTTACAGACGCTGTATCAAAACCGGCTGCCGTATCTAAATCTAAATTTTGTGCGTAATCAGATTGAGTTTGTACAGTAGTTTTTGTTGCGTCATATTCTTCATTTAATAAGAAGTTAGCTCTACCATCTGATATATTATCTGTTTCTAGTCTTACAGTGCCTTCTTCATTTTCTAAACTTACTCTATCTACTAATAGATTAACTGAATTTTCTGCTTCTCTTTTATCAATGTCTTTTATTCCGACATCTATTTCTTCGTTTGAATATTCCCAACGTGTAACTCTTAATTTGTAAACAGGTAAATTACCTAATTGAAAGAAAGGTTCCTGATCTTCTACAAATTGAATTTCAAAGAAACTATTCATTAAAGGAAAGAATAATATATCTCCTTCATTAGGTCTGCCTGGTGTTCCTAATGCAACTCTAGTATCAATTTTATTATGGAATCTTCTTTTAGAAACAACTAGTGTTGTATCTTCTCTTATTTCTAATCCGAATTTATTAATTAACTCTTGTTGACCTGCAAATCCTTCAGTAGTTTCAAAATACATTTCAATAGGTAAAGCATTTTTAAATTTACTATTAACATCTTCACCTAAAACTAAATCTCTATTTACCATTTCTCTTGGCATATAGTAGATTAAGTTTCCGTATATTTTTAATCCTTCTATAATTAAATCTTCATACAGGTATTTCTCTGAAGCATTTCCGATGCCGTCTCCGTGCTGAAAATATGGATTCATTACTACCATAGTTTTTATCCTATTAGAAAGTTATGAGGCTCTTCAAAAGTTGTTCTTACTTCCGTTTCTAAATTTTGTATTTCTGTTAGTGACTCGGAGTATATTTGGCCTCCGTTAAGAGTAACACCACCAATCATGGCGACGCCATTAAATTTAGACAGGTTTGCTCCCCATTGTTTTTTAAATAATGCTACAACGTATCTTTTTAACCACTGATCATTGTATACATCTGTATATGTTGATGGATCTAATTTTCTAAAACAATCTATAACTAAAAATTCTCCAACTTTTAAATCATTTTTCCAGTCCATGTCAACGTGTAATCTATTATCATTTTGATTAAATCTTAATGGTTTTTCACCAACTAAAATGTGATCTAAAAAGTCTAACTGTCTCATCACAAGATCATAGTTAACTACCGATGTTGATGAAAAGTCATATAGATCATTTAATCTCATTTGGTATCTTACATCAAATAAGTTTAGATTTCCTGTACTTGAAAAAGGAAATATATTTGTAACTTGTAAAACAGTTTCAGGAACAACTATAAAATTTTGTCCTTCTTTCCATGCTGTTGTTACTGAATTTTTTGTAATTGATTCTGATACGTCTCCGTTAGTAACAATTCTATCATAATCAGCTTGTGTATACTCATATTTTAAGTAACATCTTTTAATTGCGTTCATATGAAATTGAGAATAGTATTGCATAGCCTCATCTAGTCTATCTTCTAGTTGATCATTATCAACGTTAATCTCTATAACAGGTTGACCTAATGCCCTTAAAGCGTAGTCTTTTAATTGTTCTCTTGTACTTGGTGTTGCCATGTTTATATTTATCCTTTTTTTTAACTACCTCGCCGTTTAGTATTGTAAGCTAACTCCTCTAATTCTAGCTACTTTTGAACCATTAGATTGATTAGCAAATAGTATTTTATATTTTAATTGTGTTCCTGCTGTTACTGATAAGTCATTTACTTTAGCCATTTTAATACCAGTAGAAAAATCTGGTAAAGCAGTAAGTGTAGCTGTTGTAAAGTTTGAACCATTGTCTGCTGATAATTGTAAAATAATATCTGTGTTTAATGCGTTAGTTCCTTCAAAATCCTGATAAGTAATTATAGCACCCATTTCATTTGTTGATGAAGCTGTAATAGCACCAGAAATAAAATTACCTGTTGCATTATTTGAAAGAGCATAAGAGACAATTACAATTTTTCCATTACCACCATTATCTTGTGCTTCACCTACACCAATACCTGATGAATAATGAGTTGAACTTGTTTGTGGTGGGTTGTGTGTTCCTGTAAGTGTTCCATTTTCACTAGCAGTTGTTACTCCATTAGAAACTGAAGAATGACCTATATAACCAGAGCCACCACCAGAACCAGAAGAACCATGATTAGCTGTATGTTCTCCACCGCCGCCACCATAGTAACCTCCGCCACCACCGCCACACATATGGCCACCTGTTCCACCTTGTAAAGCTGAACCTGCTGTTTCAGTAGGATAATCTCCAACACCTGCAGCTCCACCTGCTGATTGTGTTCCACCTTTACCATTTCCATCTGCATTGTGACCAGAGGAACTATTTAAACCACCATCATTACCTGTAAGTCCACCACCATTACCTGCTACTTGAACATTATCTGGTCCAGCTGTTTCTCCACCTGCTCCACCACCTGCAATTAAAACTGAATTTCCATGAGTAAAAGATGTTAAAAATATTCCAGATAAGCCACCACCAATACCACCTGCTCCTGAATGGGAACTTACTGCACCTCTACCACCGCCACCAAAAGAAGTTCCTGTAGTTCCATTAGTAACATTTTGAGAATAACCACCTTGACCAACAATCATTTTGTAACTAGGCGAACCAGATATTGTAACAGTACCAGACGTAAAACCACCTGCACCACCTGAAGAAAGACCTCTAGTACCAGAATATTCAAAACCTGCTCCACCTGCACTACCCCACAAATAAGCATCAAATTTTGTTTTACCTGAAGGTGTGAAAGTTTGTTCCGAACCAGTATAAGAAAATGTTGTTGGACTATCTGCTGATTCAACAACAGTAGCAACATATTCATCTACATGATGACCAGAATTACTTGTTGAACCAATCCCAGAAGCGTCTTGAAATACATCTACCGAAGATGAGTTAGTATTATAATTAACTAAATTTTCTTGTGTTGCTTGTCTTAATGCAAGTGTAGAAATATCATTAATTACTTTGTTGTCGTCAAAACCAGAAACTTGTAAACTTCCATTATCAACTATTGTTGTTCCATTTGATATAATAGCCATTAACTTATCTCCTCTAATTTAAATTTATATTTTTTGCCTGTTTTATTGTTTAAGATATATAAATTTTCAGCACCCTCTTGGATTGTCCAATTACCTTTAGTACCATCAACAACATTACCTTCATCTTTTGTCTCATTAGATAAATGTAAATCTCCTGTGTATATGTTTCTCCAAACATTACCATTTGCACCTAAATCATAAGTGTCATTTGCATTTGGTATAACATGACCTACTGTTAATGCACCTGCTACCTCTAAACCAGTACCATTTATTAATTTTAGAGTATCGTGTGTAAGTCTTGCTGTAATTGTATTTGATCCACTATTTTTATTTGCAAATTCTATAATACCATCTTCAGCGCCATCGCTAGCGTCACCTATTTTTGCTGTAATTTTAGCGTATATTACTTCTTGGTCATTATCATTTTCACCTTTGAATTTTATTTGTCCAATATAATCTGCGTCAGCAGGACTTGAACTGTTTCTTTTCAGTGTTATAATAGGAGCTGCTGAACTTGAATCTTCAGTACTTTGAATTAATAAAGTATCGTCTGAAACAGAATCGTTTTGAACTGTAAGACCGGCATTACCTGGCTGAACCCCTATACCTCCTTTATTAGCTGCATAAAAATTAGCAGTTGAACCAGCACCAACAGCTACTTGGCCATTGTGGTTTCTTTGTAAGTGTAACCAATTTGAGTTATCGTTTACTTCTACAGAAGCACTATCAGCGTCAAGGTCAATTGCTCTACCTGAAACTGAATCAGATTCTATTCTTAATATATTACCTTTTACATGGAAAGGAACTTCAGGAGCTGTCTCATTTACTCCAACTCTATTGAGTGTTGTATCTATAGTCAAAGGCGCAACGACACCTGTTGAACCAGTATAACCAACTCCTATTGAACCAGTGTAACCAATCGCACCTTGTGTACCTTGATCACCTTTTGATCCTGAATAACCTATTGTACCTTGATCGCCTTTTGATCCTGAGTATCCTAAATCTCCTTTTGATCCTGAGTAACC